CAGTGGTCGTCGGCCTCTTGGGCCTCGCCCTCGGCGCGGTCGGCGTCACGGTCGAGGTCGTCATAATAGTCGTCGGCGCAGTCGTAGTGCGCCGGGTTACGGTAGGACATAGTCAGGGTCTCCTATGGTGTTTACACGCCTTGACCCCGGCCACCTCTTTCGAGGCTCCGGGGCGCGGGGGCGTTCAGCCCGCTAGGTCGAGGGGGTCCTTGCCTACTTCGCCTCCAGCCGGGTGATGCGCCCGCTGAGCGCGTCGGTGCAGATCACGGCCCAGCCGTCGAGGCCGCTGGACGCGCCGACGTGGAACATGGTGGCGTCGCGCCCCTCCAGCCCCCGGCTGCGGGCCTCGCCATACGAGCCCCTAAACACGTCGCCGCGCTTGAGGTCGTAGGCCCAGTCCCAGCCGTCGGACCAGAGGGCGGCGTAGGCGGGCACGTCGAGGTCGGCGGCAACGTCGCTGTTCATGCGAGCGGTGTCGATGGCAACGTCCGGGGTGGTGGTGATCAGCATGGTCTCAGGTCTCCTTTGCCGGGGCCGCGATGGCCACCGTTCGAGGGTTATACACACAGGGACCGGTCGGGTGCAAGGGGGCTAAATTGGGGCGTGTAAACGCTGCACCTTGATGGTGGGCAACACGCAACATCTGCAACATGATGCAACGTGTTGCACGTGTTGCAACACCCTCTGCTGCAACACCGGCTGCAACACGAGGGGGTAGAGCCCTATAGGGCTCCCCCCGTGGTGCTGCCGTGTTGCACGGTGTTGCGTTGCGTTGGTGCTGCGTTGCAAGCGGTGTTGCGGCGTTGACGCCTTGAAGGGTGCAGGGCCGGGATGCGGTGGCGCAATTCGCCCTGGAGGGTGCAGGCTCTAGCGGGTGCCTTCGTACAACGTCCCCGGTCGCCCTTAGCCCGGCCCGGTGGGAGACGTGGCGCGGATAGGCTCGATCTGATACAGTCGCGCCCACAGTCCACAGGAGCGAGCCCTTATGTCGATCTATCCGCAAGAGCGTGTAAACGCGCTTTGTGATTTAATTCTCGAACGCCTCGCCTCCGGCGTCCTGATGGCGAAGGTGCTGCGCATGCCGGACGTGGATGTGCCGGTCAGCACTTTTAAAATGTGGCGGAAAGCACGGCCCGACCTCGATGAGGCGGTGGAAGAGGCCCGCGCGGCGGGCTTCGATGTTATCGCCTCCGACAGCCTAGACATTGTTGACGGCCTCTTGCCCGTCCCCGGCGTCCCTAGCGAGGCGTCCCGAGACAAGGCGCGCGCCGATCACCGTTTGAAATTGCTCGCCCGGTACGCGCCCGGCATTTATGGCGAGCGGGTCCAGCATGCAGCGGCGGACGGGTCCAAGTTGGAGGCGAGCCCCCTAGTCTTAGAGGTGATGGCCCTGTTGCGGCCCCAGACGGCGCTGGAGGCGGCTCCGGCGATGGTCGCGCTACCTACCTACCCGGAAGCGGCGAAGGGCCTTCCTGAGCCTTCCTAGGGGCTAGTTGTCCCGACATAGCAAAAGGGCCGCGCGGTAAACCGCGCGGCCCTTGACGTTTGGCGACGTGTAAACGCTAGGCGGCTTTCAGATGCGCCTTCAATTCGGCTTTCAGGGCGCGCGCGTCGGCGCCCTTGAAGCTTGCGGCATTAGCAAGGAAGTAACTGATAACAGATACCCCGCTATCGGCCCCGTAGGCGTCCCGGCATGTTTCGAGCGAACGCATAGCGCCTAGGTAAGGGACCGCGCCGAAAAAGGGTTTCGGCCAAGCCCGGCTGATATCACGGGCGATAGTGCTGATAGGGCGAAGGGTCATGTCAGGGGCTCCAAAGGGCGCGGGACCATCCCGCACGGCTAAGGGCCCGCACGCTATGCGTCGGGCCCTTGCGGCGGTTTCCCCGCGACGTGTAAACGCGCTAGGCGGCGAGCGCCTCGCCGTTGTGCGTCAGGCTGAAACGCCGCTTTGCCTTGGCGCGGGCGACGGGGCCGTGATCGACAATCGCGATGGACTTTGCGCGCGTGTCCGCCCCGCCGCACAAGCGGCATTCCGCGCATTGTACGCGGGCCCCGGCCTCTTTTGAGGCCGGACACATAATTTCGGAGCCCTTCACGATCTCGGCGGCGGAACGGACAACGCGAAACGTCCGGCGGCCCTTTGCCCATGCGTCGCGCGCCTCCGCTTCGCTATTGGCGCTTTGCATGTAGCGCCCGGCGTCGGCGCTGGACCCGGCGACGTCGAATTGATGCGAGTAGGCTGTATGCGCCGTCGCTTCCGATAGCAGGGCGGCCCATACCCACGCCGGGACGGCGGCCCCGTCGCCGTAGGTACCGATACGGACTAGGCGGCCCCGGCCAAGGGCGGCGATATCGGCGGCGTCGGTCGCGTCGGGATAGATGCCGCGCGCTAAGCCCTTGTGCACGCCCGTGGGCCCTTGGCCGAGTAGCACGTAACAATCCCGCCCCGCCGCTTGCCCCGCCGTCGCGTCGGGCCGCGCCTCGCCGCGCATGGGGCAAGCGCCGCAATTTGAGGCGTCAAGGCCTAGGCGCGAGGCGGTTACGGGGTCCACATCGGCGCGTTGAATGTACGTCTGGACCATGGCCCCGGTCTTCCGGTTCCGGGCCGAAAGCATCCCGACGACGACGATGGGCGCCCCATCCAAAAGAGACGGCCCCCGGTACAAAACGAGGGCGCGGGGCTGGCGGGGCTGGCGGGTGGACATGTCAGGGTCTCCATTGCGGGCCAACCCCGCACGGCCCTAGCCGGGCCGCCCTGTTAGGGCTCCCGGCGCGGGCCGCTAGGGGCGGCAAAGGGGGCGGCGGCGGTCTAGGCGTACACCTCCCGCCACGCGTCGTCGTAAGCGACCCCCTGCCCTGTTAGGACGCGCAGGGCGATGGCGTCGGCGCGCGACCGCCGCGCGGCGGCGTAGGGTTGCGCTGACCCCTCCCGCCACGCGTCGCGATCCGCGTCATAGGTGCGGAACGTGTATTGCCCCGCGCCCGTGCGGTACAGCGGGCCGACGGCGGCGCGGGCGGCTATGGCGGCATACGCTATGGCGTATGCCGCATCGGCGGCTTCATAGGCCGCGTCCGCGTCATACGCGGCCTCGATTAGCCGCCGCTCATGAGCGGCTTCCACGGCGGCGGTATGGGCCGCGTCGGCGGCGTCATACGCGGCGTCGGCGGCGGTCATCGTTTCAATCATGTCGGTCATTGTCAGGGGCTCCATTGCGCGGGCTAATCCCGCACGCCCTAGGGGCCCGCCTCGCTTTCGCGACGGGCCCCTTTGGCGCGCGTTATGCGCGGCGTGTAAACGCGCTAGGCGGCGAGCGCGTAGTCATCGCCCTCCCCTTCGCTTTCCAGCCCCTCGCACGTCATCCGCTCCGAGCATGCGCCGCAAAATGGCAAACCAGCGTTTGCCCATTTCGCCGTCAACCGGACGGTGTACCCGCAAGCACACTCGGCTTTGAGCATCCGCGTGCCCTGTTTCTTTTTTCCGCTTTCGCCCGCTGTCAGCGTCGAATGCGGATAGGGCCCAAGGCTCGCCAACACCGGCCCGGCCCATGCGCGCCAAGCGTCCCCGGCAACGGTCGCGGTCGCTTTGCCTTCAAGGCCTAGGGCGCGGACCAGATCGGAAAAGGGCCGCTTGTGGCCAACCCCGGCGTCAAGCGCGGCATGCGCCAATTCGTGCGTCAAAACCGCTGCGACCGCTTCGGCGTCGGGCAAACCCGCGCCCGTGCTGATAATGATGGACCGGACACCGTCGGAGGCGGCGGCGGGATGGTAGCACTCGCCGATCACTTTAGACGCCGCGCGAGCGCCGCCCGACGTCCACCCGACGCCGATACGGATGACGTCGGGCAAGGCGTGACCAGCGGCCTCGAAATGAGGTCGGGCGGCGTCGGCAAAGGCGTGTAACCATGTTTCGCGGTTTGCATACGTCATTGTCAGGGCTCCATTGTCGGGCGCGGCGCGCCCGGTCCAAGGGTTGTCGCATAGGTTTACACGCATTGCAACCCTTCGGGTGTAGGGGCAAGGCAAGGGGCAAGGCAAGGGGCAAGGCAAGGGGCAAGGCAAGGGGCAAGGCAAGGGCGCGCCGAGCTAAAGGCCCCCGCTACGCTCCGAGCCGACGGCCTTCCCCCGCGCGCGAGCGGTTTTCCCTAGCTATTGCGACGCGTTCGCAATGCCATATGCCTTTGCCCCCGTGCTATGGCAACGAGCGCAAGCCTACGCTCGCACGTCTCAACGCCTATACAACGCGTTGCCTAACGTCTACTTGCGCGTTGCTTGTCGCTTACTTAAGCCGGGTGCGCGTTGCTTTGCGTCTGCTTGGCCTATGCTTGGGGTCTACTTGGCCCCCACCCTACCCCCGCGCCGCCGCCCCGGCTGTAACTGTGGCATGCCCACACCCCAATTTTTTGCAAATTTCAAATGCAGATGCACCCTGATCGGTGCGTATGTGCAAAGTTTTGCAAAAGACCGCGCAACACGAGCAACACCGGCAACGTGTTGCAATGCGCCACGCTCACGGCTACAGAGGCAGCTACGTCGAAAAGGATGCGCTGGATCGCATGCTGCCGTTCAAACGCCTGACCCCGGAACAGCGTACCGTGCTGTTCGATGCTGTTGCTAGCGGAAAGCTCCCCCTTGAGAAGGTGGCGGCAATCAAGTGGCAAATCGAATGGGCGGCTACGGCTCGGGAAAAGCAGGAGCCGCCGGACGGCGACTGGACAGAGTGGGGCCTGCTCGCGGGACGTGGGTTCGGCAAGACGTTAACCGGCGCGCACTGGCTGGCCTCCGATGCCTACTTCGATCCGCTGGCGTTCCCGTCGGCGGTCATTGCGCCCACGCTGAACGACGTGCGGCACACATGCTTCGAGGGACCGGCAGGGCTGCTGAGCATCGTGCCGCCGGAACTGGTGATGGACTACAACAAGACCAACCTGATCATCACGATCCTGACCGAGAACGGGAAGCCTGCGATTATTCGTGGGTTTAGCGCCGAGGAGCCAGAGCGCCTGCGGGGACCACAATTCGCCCGGCTGTGGGGCGACGAGCTGGCGGCGTGGACGAAGGGCGAGGAGACGTGGGACATGGCCATGATGGGCCTGCGTCTCGGGCCTTTGCCGAAGGTCGTCTGGACGACGACGCCCAAGCCGAAAGACTTGGTGCGCAAACTGGTGAGCGAGAAGAGCGGGCGGGTCATTACGACCGGCTCGACCTACGAGAACAAGGACCACCTCCCGAAATCGTTCTTTGAGCAGTTGACGCAGTACGAGGGCACGCAACTCGGGCGTCAGGAGCTGATGGGCGAGCTGATTGACGCGGAAGAAGGCGGAATTATTGCGCGAAACTGGTTCAAGCTGTGGCCAAGCGCCAAAGCGCTGCCGTCCTTCGACTGGATTATCATGTCGCTGGACACGGCCTTCACCGAAAAGACCCTGAATAAGCGGACATTTGACGCGGACAGCTCCGCCTGCACGGTCTGGGGCGTATTTTGGCACGACGACAAGCGGCAGGTGCTGCTGCTGGACTGCTGGGCGGAGCAATATGGCCTGCCGGACCTGATGAAGCGGGTCAAGAAGGAGCTGACCGTCGCGTATGGCGACGATCAGGACAACGCGCTCATAAAACCCCTGATCGGCTCGGTCAAAATGGCGACGAGTGGCCGAAAACCGGACATTTTGTTGATTGAGGACAAGGGTAGCGGCATTTCGTTGCGGCAGATGCTGGATCGCGAGGGGATCACGGCCTACGCCTACAATCCGGGCCGGGCGGACAAGCTGACGCGGCTGCATATGGTGTCGCACATCTT